ACCAGCGACACCTGCATTAGTTGCTTGATCTGCTGTACCAAAATAGAAGTCTGCTGAACCAAGTCCATCTAGTGTTATTGTTTCTTTTCCTCCTGACTCTGGACAATTTAATTCGCCTTGCCAAATGACATCATCGTCTGTATCATAAACAGCGTATAAAGTGTCAACAGGACCAGCTACGATGCCAAGTGCCCACGACATATAATACTTATACCCTGAAATTGTTTTTTCTCCTCCTCCACCGCCACCTTTTCCACCACTAGATTCATTGTATTGGGTTTCAGTATTTTCAGCACCATAACAAAGTAAATGTCCAGTTATTTTAGCTGTTCCAGCCAAATCACAAAGTGGAGCTCCTACCTCTGAAGACATAATTAATTCACTTTGATCAGGAGTTGTAGAAGAAGGTACATCAGGGGTCATAGGGTCAATCATCATACCTAAAGTGAAGCCTAATGAAGCTCCATAAAGCATTCCTGGACCTTGACCTATTATACCGCCTATTATACCACCAATAATTGCTCCAATAATTGATCCTACTGACATTATGCTTCTCCCTTTTCTAACAATCTATATGCGAATTTCATTCTACATCTAAATTTTTTTTCATTAAAATTAATTTTACAAACACCCACACCATTTAGAGATTGGTAAACATAACCATCAAAATAAATACTTGAGTGTGATGCTGCCTTACCAAAATGAGATAATATAATATCACCGTTCATAACACCAGACAAAGACACTTTTTCGACTTTTAAGTGTTTAAGAATGCCATCCCCTAATAATTCTCTAGTGTTGTGTAAATGCCAATCTTTTGGGTAATCTGGAATAAGATTCTTCGTCATTTTTATAATTCCCATTTCATCAAGCACACAGGCAACAAAATGAATGCAATCACAACCCAGACCTTTGACTCCACAATGATGTTTAAATGGAGTGTGTGGTTCAAGCCACCCATCAAGAATAATTTTTAACTTTTTTTGTTTTTCTATATCGTTAAAATAGTACATTACCAAGATACCCTCGCTGCTGGATTTTCGTCTGGAATAAAAGGAAATCCTAAAAAATTTAGTATATTATCATACTTATCCCTACAAGTCTCTGCTTGTCCATCACACCCTGGGTAAGCATCTATTGAATCATTGTCTTCTAATTCTCTAAACTTATACATTAATGTTATAACATTACTTTCGTGATTTGTTATTGTTCTAGCCTTACCATCAAACACAGCCTTTCCACCTGTAAAATAACCATCAACCTTACTACTAAACGTGGTACTTGTAAGTTCTGTTCCTGTAGAATTCAAGGCTACTGTAGCAGTTGTTTTATAATCGTCCTCTGATATTGTACATTTAGAATTAAAAAGCATATGATTACATGTTAATTGATACCTCCAAATAGGTATAGTTTGTTTTAAGAAAAATTCAAAGCCCACACAAGTAACAGTAGCGTTTCCACCTTTAAAAGAGACGTTCTTTACTTGACCAATAAAAACAACACCGGCTTCAAGAGGTTCTTGTTCCCTATGTAATTTCATAATAGAAATCCACACAATATCTATTGGATTAGTAGATATAAAATTCAACACTGTAGACTCTAAATTATCGGTTATAACATCTATTGTAGTCACTTCTAACTGTGTATTATAAGCTACCAATGTCCTTGATAATGAGCCTGGTACATATTCAATACCACTATATGTTACTGGTACATCACCACTAGTATATCTCCAATGTTCTTCACCATTATCAAGCCATAAATGATATAACTCTACTGGCTTTCGTTGTGAAGCTTCTTCTGCATCTATATAATCATCTGATATCTCTTTCATAATATGTCAAACCTCAATTTTGTTTCAGCTATATTTTCTACGTAATATTCATATGTAATTTCATCCACACCAAATCTTGACTCATGTAAAAAACAACACAGTGTGTTTTTCAAATCAGCTGTTGGTATGTCTGTTCCAATAGGTGTGTCTATTGTTATAGATGTTGTTGATGGTCTAGCTGTTATTTCCCTACATACATATGATTTATCTTCTAGTCTAATATATATATGTTGTCCTACTATCTCGTCTGCTGTCATATATAATTTTCTTGTTGTAAGTGTTAAATCTGTTGAATCAACTTCAGCAGAAATTATAATATCTCCCATAAATGTTGGAACATAAAAAGAGCCTAACCTGCCTTGTTTAGCATCAAAGAAATCAAACAAATCATATATCATCTTTCTTGTATTACATATAAAAGTCCTTTTGAAAGCTGCTCTAGTACTTCCATAAGATGAATAATAAGACTGTATTCCATAAGGCCCAAAAATACTAAATGGGTGTATATAAAGTTCAGTTATTGGGTCTATGGGTTTGTATAAAAATAAGTTTAATGAGTTGTATACTGGAAACACATCAGTATCAATTGTTGGTAGTGTATATGAAAATGTTCTGTGTTCTTCAAAACTTTCTCTTGCAGATATATTAATAGAGTTTACATTGGAAGCTTGCACATCTCTGGTTTGTTCCTGTTCAATTCTACACTCATAGAATGGGTATATATTTGTTCCAGCCGGCCAAGTTGAATCTAAAGTCCCACTTAATGTTAGTGTTGTACCAGAAATTGCACTTATAGTAGCTACTTCATATGTTTCCCAATCAGTTAATGATATTAAAACACAATCTCTTCCAGCATAGAAATGTCTGTTGGTAGCTTCATCAACAGTAATAGAACTCTGTCCAGCGCTGGCTGTTGAGGTTAAAGTTGTTCTATCAGATACTATAGGTATTCCCCATGTGTTGTTAATATTATTTAGAAAATTTGCCCGTATAAATCTCTTCTTATCTTGATCACCAAAATATAATTTATTATTAAAAGATACTCTTGGCCAAGTATAAATGGCTGACCTTTTTTCAATACCTATTATATTTTCCTGTATAGTAGTCATCCAAGTATGACTAATATTTTGTGTGTTCATTTCAAATGTTAAATCAAGCATTATCTTAATACCTTATTTATACTTTGAGATCTGGCACCTATCACATTAACAATAGCATTGCTTCCTCTTGATGATGCTAGATATTCATCAAGTATTCTTGGATTAACAACATTAACAATATTTATCTCTTGCGTAGTAGCTTGTTGAGAAGTGTTTTCTATACCTAACCTACCATCTTTACCTCGCTTTAATGGCATTACAGCTTCAGGTCCTGCTTCACCCATCAAACCTTGTCCGTTCTTCATTGGAAATATTGTTGGTCTATCTACAACACCACCTTTAGCATAGGCTGTCATCTTTTCTCCGTGTGCAAATACAGCACCTTTTGCGACTGCTGTTCCTCCACCACCTCCGCCTCCGCCACCACCACCACTTATACCAGCTATTGCTTTTGCGGCTGCAAGTGTGTAATATGCGGTTGTTAATGCACCAACTGATGCTGTTTCTGCTGCATTACCTGCAACAGCTTGAGCTGATGCTGATGCTGATGTAGTTCCAAACACAGATTTTAATCGATCTAATATATATAGTTGTATAATCATTTCTGTTACACCTTGGAAAAAAGACACAGCGAAGTCAGTAAAGGCATCTTTAGCTGTTTTAGTTCCGTTTGCATACTCCATGAATGCTTGTGAAAAACCAGTAGAAAATGATTCAGCTCCTCTCATAGCTATATCTTCTACATGCTGTGTGAAAGTTAGTTTGGTTTTTCCCCATTCTTGTAGAGCAGACATCTCTTGTTTTTCTATCTCTAATTTTTTAGCTTCAACAGCCTTCATGATAGCTATTTCTTGTTCTCTGGTTTTATTCTTGGCCAACAAAGCATCTCGTGTAGCATATAAAGCACGTAATTCATTTTCCTTTTCTGTTGAAATAAAAGACATATATTCTTCATGATCTTTGGCTGCCAAGGCAACTCTTTTAGCATCAGAAGCCTTTATAATCATAGCTATTTCTTCAACTGTTTTAGCTTTCTTTGTTAAAGCGTCTTGTGTAATTTGTATGGCGCGTAATTCATTTTCTCTTTCTAACGATATAAAAGATAAAACTTCTTCATGATCTTTGGCTGCTTTTTCTGCCTTATCTGCTGCATCATCTGCTGCCTTTTTACTAGCAGCTTTAGCCTCGGTTGCGTATTTAGTTACTATTGCATCCTTTTGTGCTTGATAAGCTGCAAAGGCAGTTA